TTTTATTCGAATAATGTTACTAATGTTAAGTCAGCACTTAAATCCATAGAATCTACACTGTATAATTGGTTGTCATCTATTGTTAGTGCCAATGTTTCTGTTTGTCCCCCCTGTAAAGAATCTAAAAAGCAATCAGGAGATGAAAAATGAGGAATCGCCTCTGCTACAGTGAAATCTTCGTTTCCGAACTCTGTAAAGCAGTAAATCTTACCCCAACCTATCGAATTTGCCATTTAAATCTTTTCCTTTATAATATAACTATTTAACTTTATTTCGTTTTCTTTTTTAGGCTTGTAGGTGGTTTTAACCTTAGTCTTCTTTTTTTTATATCCCATGATTAAAACACCCAACCGTTAAAGAGTGCATCCTTATCTGGATATATATCCTCGTTATTGTTAGTGTAGTATTCAGGAAATAAAGACGATGCGTTAAAACTCATGTAATCTATAAATCTATTGGCATAGTACTCAGCATAATCTCTTTCCTTTGCTATCAATATATCAATCTCCGTTTTCTCCGCTAACTGACTATTCTCACTTGTATGCTTGTATACACCTCCATTAGCAACTGTATAGGCAGCAAAAGGAAGATATTCACTCATTGCGAAATGGATTAACATAGGCTGAATATAGTCATTGACTAAATTTAAATAGTCTCCTGCCAAAGTATCTGCAATTATATCAGCACTAATCTTATTGTATAAATCCGTTCCAAGGTAATTTCTAACATGAATCTCTTGGGCTAGTTTAATGAATTGTATAAACTTGTCAGTATCTACATTACCACTAAGAGCTGTATTCTTTACTAAATCTTGACGTTTTATAAATAAAGCTGTAGCCATTATTCTTCTTCTGTTTGGGGTTCAACTTCTGTTTGTTGAGAGTCCTTCTTAACACCAGTTTCTTTCTCTATTTCAGACTCGGTAACTGCGTTAGTTAAGTCGGTGAATTCAAGAGGTTGTAATGTCTTAAAGTACACATCTAAATCTATATTGTTGTATTCAAGTATTCTTTCCAATTCATCAAGAATAGTAACCTGCATTGGTCGTATAACGGTATTATCCATCAATACTGATGCTGTCTGAAGCTCCTCTGCGTTATTACCAAGACCAGAATTATCTTTAATCCCTACAAGCATTGGAGATACAATCCTATGGGACACCATAACCTTTTTCATGGACTCATCAGAAAGGAACTGGTATTGTTGATGAGCATCCGTAAGTTGTACGGGTTCTATAGTAGCCGCTAATTCTTTACTGTCATTAAAAGCTAAGATAAACTTACCTGCGTTTGAACTGCCGCTAAATTTATTGTATATAGCTCTTTCTATTTCATCTCTCTGCTCCTTATCTGGGACTCCATTATTGAAGTTGATAAGCATCGATGGTGCAAGACCATTCTGAATGTTGTTTATATGGTAGTTTGCTATTTCTTCTTCAAGTTCCGCATACTGTAACCCTCCTTGATAATCTACAGGAGAGTAGTAGTAAAACCCTGCTCTGTAGGGTCTGATGTATAGAATTTCTATGCCTTGGTTTGAAGTGCCAAAAGCAGGAATGCGTTTAGGTTTATCACTCGGTTTTATGTTAATCCAATCAGAAGAATAGTAGTACGCTTTTATCTCACCATCATTAGAAACCTTCTCAGCTCTCAATGTTTCGATTGGCATGTGTTCTACTTGAACAATTTTACTTCTATCCTTACTATATATTACCTGAACAGCAGCTTGTCCCATCATCTTGTAATCGTAGCATACTTTCTTCATGCAATCCTTCCTAAGTAGCTTTTTCATCTCAGCATACTCAGCAGGTTTATCTTCACTATCTGTGGCATCTAATCCCTTACCGTATATCATTTCTGATATTCCATTTACAGAAGCATTGTTAGTTGGAGACCCATTATACCTATCTATTAGATAGTCAAAGTAATCGTTCTCATCTCCATACTCAACCCAATCATTCCTGCCATTCTCACTGACCTCTGGTCTACTATAAGATGACAATCCTATAACATGGATAGATTGTTCTACCTTTTTTACTATTGAGTTTACATTGGCTCTATTTCTTGCCATTTTGATTGATTTATTCTTACTCATTATATAATTACGAAGTCGTTATCATAGCTATTTTCCTCTACATATTCTCCAGTATTAGCAAAATACTTATCTAAACCAGTTTGGTCAGTGCAGAATATTAAACCTCTATATATCTCCGTAGAGCCATCTTTTACCCTGTAGGTATACTGATTACCCTCTTTAAGTGAGAAAGTGCCTGTAAGCACCATGTAATCGCCTTGTGAGGTCTTTGAGACGGTTACTGTAGATGTAGTTCTTGTGGATTTATCTGTTAGGGATAAAGTTGGCGAACTGGCATCTATTCTCGGTACAATCGTAAGTGATTGATTTGATGTCGAAGTTGTTAGAATCTCCATACTAAAGTAACGCAAAACTGCATTTTTGTTTTATATAATAAAAAAGAGGGCATAAAGCCCCCTCTTTAAATCTACACTATACTCCTAATACTACACTGCCCTTTGTGTAGAAGGGGTGTCAGTAGCAGAAGTCATACCTACGAATGGGTCAGCAGTAGTAGCTCCATCAACAAAATTAGGCATGGTGGTCTCGTTTGCAGTAAGAGTCAGAGTATACCCCTGAAGGTCTCCCATTGCAGTTCCACTAACCATAGTACCTCCAGTTACTTCAGCACCATGTTCTCTACCTACAAGAAGAAGGCTTCCGTCAAAAGTTTCTAGGAAAACATGAGGTCTTCCGTATGCCATTAACTTTAATTCCTTATTATCTTCTTTACTTAGTTTGTGTAGCGTTACATTTACTACTTGTTCAAAGAATGTTGTTCCATTCTCTAAAGAACTTTGAATATTTGTCTCTAAGGAAGAATTACCTTTAACATCGTAAGTGTGATAAGTAAAAGTACCACCCATATCTGTAACTTCATCATTAGAACCAACAGTAACAGCTCCTAAATCTCCGAAATCTACAAAATGAATTTTTCTTATACCACCTACAGCATCTTTACATGGTTTTAGTCTCCCACCAGTTAAATCACAACTCATATCTTTTATGTTTTAAATAAAAAAGGGTAGGTAGGCACTTGGCTTACCCACCCTTATTTCTTGGTTAATTATTTATTAGATAGAGTAAAGTACAACATCTCCACCAATTCCATGTTGAATACCTGCGGTATATCTCATAACGATTCTTACGTTTTGAGACCCATCGATATCAGCCATATCAATAACTTTAACTTGGTTATGGTCAGATAGTAGACCAGTTCCAAAGAACAAGTTAGACTTCTCAGCAGCAACCATTTTGTTGCTTGGTAGACCTTGCGCCAACTCTACGTTGATACCATCAAATGTCAATGCTCCTCCGTTGAACCACTGAGTACCTTTGTTGTCAGTACCTGCTGCTCCAATTTGGCTTGAAAAGCCTCCTAAAGCTCTCACATAAGCTCTATATACGTTAGAAGCAACATAGATAGTTAAGTCTTCTTTTCCATATACGGCAGACGGAATTAAATCTGCAGTAGCTCCAAGCTCTTGGATTACGTTAGCAGCCGTTACAGATGTTTCAGAAGTGGTAACATCATTTACGTCTGAATCAGCTCCTAAAGTAGTAAGGAACCCATCAAATTCACCTGCAGTTGCGTTAGTGCCATTCCATACAGTTTGCTCTACTTTTTGAGCTACTTTGTCAGCTACATGAGCAATCAAGAAATCAGAGAAATTTGGGGGTAGGTCACTGTAAGCAGAATATCCCATCTGAACCGCTTCCCAGTCAGATACAAAATCTTTTTTACAAAGCTCCAAATTTACTTGAAATTCTTCAGGTTGTAGGATTCTCTCACTCAAAGCGAGTACTCCTGTTGATTTAGTGAAGTCACAAGTTGCATCAGCTACGATATCGCCAGATACAGCTTTCTTTAGTACTTCTTTAAATTTCACATTGGGTTTAATCGTAATTAGATTATTAGCCAATGTTGAACCACTCAATAGGGCAGCAGAAATATATTTTCCTGCAAACTCCCCTGCATAAGTAGTGGTTATCGGTGTGGTTAAACTTTCGCCTCCTGCCATTTTAATTGATTTTAGTTATTTATTATTTATGAATTAATTCTACTTAAAACTCTACCCATAGTACTAACGGGTCTGTTAGAGTTGTTTAGGTTGATGTCCAACTTACCTTTTGAGTCTGCCTCTGGACTATGTTTGATTGGTTCGGCAGCAGGTTCTTCAGATAGCTTCTCTAATTGCTTAGACAAATCTTCTTTTTGACTCTTGTACTCTTGTAGTTCGCCTTTAACAGCTTCTTTAAGAGCATCAAGTTCAGACTTCATTGCAGAGATGGCAGATTTAAAATCTTCTTCAGTAACATAACCTTCCATCAATTCAACTTCTTCTTCAGCTTCAACCTCAGCTACTTCTTCAGTTGATTCTTCATTTAATTCTTCTGCGACTTCCTCTACAGCTTCCTCTTTACTTTCGGAAGACAACACTTCCTCTTGGACTTCTTCTTCCATGATATCCTGAGCAAGTTCATCTTCTTTGGTAAGCAAGGACAACTTCTGTAGAATTTCGTCTAAAATTGTTGTTGCTTTTGTACCCTCCATGATGTTTTTATTTATAATAAAATAATATAGTTATTGAATAGTGTTAGATTTTTGTTTATGGACAACATTCATTGAATGTAAATTCTCGATAGAAATTACTTCCACTTGAACCTCCAAAAGACACGTCTTGAATATCACAAGGGTTC